CCATAAGTCCGGCGTGGCAGAGGACATAATCTATGCCATCCTGACCCCGTTCGCCGAAGCCTGCACACCACCCATGGACATACGGGAACTGAGGCGCACGGTAGCTAGTGTCTGTCGTTATGAGAGGCAGATAACAGACCACCATATCGTTGACCCACCTGACTTCCAAGAGATAGCCGGTCAGTTGATATACACCTGGCGAAAGAGCGGCGTCTGCATCAAGGTGGACGAGATGGTGCGTGACCGTGACGGTATCCACTGCGAGTTAGATATCGAAGCAATCATGCCTGGCAGGCAGACCCTAGACCACGGCCCGATACGCTTCAACCTATCTAGTACCACAACACGCAACAGCCTAGTGAAATACCTGGGCGGTCAGATGCCTGAGTTAGCGTGGGCCACCATGATGGATACGGTCTGCCGTCTAGCCATAGCACACTTCAAGGTGGGGCCAAGCCTACTGAACCTGGCCCACTACGAAGGGTTCCCACCGAACTGGTTGCTCTGGCCGCTCATCCTTGAGGACGAGATAAACATCCTCTTTGGTGACGGTGGTAACGGTAAGTCCCTTATCGCCATGGCGGCGGCAGTCAGCTTACAGACCCAGAACAGTATGCTCAGTGGCATGGTGCCCAATGGCAACGTCAAGACCATGTACCTGGACTGGGAGGCCAGTCCTAATGCCCACGCCAGCAGGTTGAAGAAGCTGATGCACCCAGAACCGATGCTAGACATGGCCTACCTCCGGTGTTCAGCACCCCTCCATGAGATAGCCAGGCAAGTGAAGCGTCATCTAACCGAATCAGGGTGCAACATGGTAATCATAGACAGCATAGCCGCCGCCTGTGGCGGTGAACCAGAGCGTGCTGACGTAGCACTCAGGCTGTGCAATGCGGTACGGGCACTGGACACGACAGCCCTGCTGATAGGGCACCAGACCAAAGGCAATGACGACACTGGTAAACCGTTCGGTTCAGTCTTCTGGACTAACGAGGCCCGAAGCACCATGGAGATTAAGCGGCAACAGGACGCCGGTCAGGACACCATGAACCTGGGACTGTACCACCGTAAGATTAACGACGGACGGCTGGAGAAACCGATGGGTATATCGGTGTCCTTCAACGAGGACGCCATCAGGTTCAACACCCAGAGCATCGTTGACGTACCGGAACTGGCGTCCCGTCTACCAGCCAAAGAGGTAGTTCACCAGTTCTTGATGGACAACGGCCCATCCTCTGTGGAGGAGATAGTTGCCGCCACTGACCGGAAGGTAAACACCATCCACAAGGTATTCAGTGACAACCGGAATATGTTTGTCGTTGCCACTGACTCTAATGGCAACCAGGAACCAGGGCCAACACTCTATAAGGTAGAAGGGTGGATAGAAGCTAATTAACTGAGACTGGTTCGGCCACCCAACCATGGCGTATCAGAGGCATGGTGTCTCCACGTCGCCGTTACTCCACCACAATGGAGCGCATAAGCTAGCCAAGGCTCATACGCATACGATAACGGCTGGGCATACATGGCTGATTAAAGAGGGGTCACGCGCTTCTCCAAACGCTTTGGCCCCCGCCACTCTCATCTATTTACAGGAGGCGAGATGAACACACCACTGTATAACCAACGCCGACAGATTACCGGCAGTATCAATGACGATGGCATACTACTTAAGGTAGGACTAGACCCAGCCAAGCACCAGATGAGGTATCCACCTGGCTGGGCTATCGACACGGCACACCTAGATACGCTGGAGAAACAGAAGGGCACCGGCGTAGAACTCCGCACCACTGACGGCACCCGCCTGACCGCTACCCTTGAGACCTTCAAGACCTACGGTGAAGAGGTTGACCGTGGCGAAGGGAAGCAGACCGTCCTACCCCTGAAGCACTGGCGCACCCTGGACAGTAAACAGATGACCCTGGAATTATGAGTGAACTCATAAATATGACTGTCCCTGGAGAACCCAAGCCGTGGCAGGTATGGGTCAGGATGTCAGCCCCTACGCCTGGGTATCTGGAGTTCAAGGCGTACCAGGCCACCATCCAGGCAAAGTGCTTGGAGGTATGGCGCAACAAGCCACTCATAGAAACGGCGGTTGAGATTAACCTGGTGTTCATTAAAAGCTACCCCAACAATCTGCCGAAGAGAGAGGCCAACCGTGAGCGGCGGTTGAAGGAAGCGTTATGCCGGAAGCCTGACCTCGACAACATGGTCAAGGCGGCAATCGACGGGGTGAAAGGAATCATCATCAAGGACGACACGGTGGTGGTGAGGTTGACAGCAGAGAAGAGGTTCGGGCCGGAGCCGATGACGATGATAACGCTGAAGGAGGTTGACTGATGGACTGTTCTAATTCAGGGCCACCAATCTTACGGTGGCCGTACTACCAGGACATCTCACATCCTGGGAGGACGATGGGCCACTGCCCTTGGTGTATGGAATCGTTTCCGGTGGGACGGGATGTACCCGAACATGAAAGTGAGAGCCTGGAGGAAGCGCATCCAGACCCCCACTCGAAGGAGGAGAGATGTTAGGAACCAAACGTGTAGGGAGCCACGCCTAGCTTACGTTCTTTAGGCGTGTGAGCCGATTTAAGCGGGTCTAAAGGATGTAGCTGGTCACTGGGTCAGGTGCTACTTCCTTTTACCCCCTGTTTTACCGCTATTTTTCTTCGCTGCCGATGCTGCGGCCTTCCCTTTCTTGGTATAGGGGTAGTGTTTGCCTTTTACCACTGGCATTTCGTCCTCCTCATAGTCCTCAAAGACTTCTAATAATGTTTTGGGGTGTTTGCCTTTCAATATCCTATTCACTTTCTGGGCCTTCATTCTCGATTATACGCAAACTAACGCCACCAAGGAATCCGAACACACCACCAACGATGGCTGTAAGAATCTCAGTGGCCCCCATCTTATACCCCAAGTATGAAGCAAACATGGAGAAGATGGTGGCGCAGATGATGGCGGTTAGAATCTGTGGCCGTATCTTGGCTATCATAATATCTCTCTCCCAAGGATGCCGACTGCTGCTGCTAAGATAATCAAGAGTAGTGAGAAGACGATACGCATCTGGGCCTTCAGACTGGCAACGTCTTCTGCCATGTGACGAAAATCATTAAGTAAGAATTTATCTATCTTCTTCTCAAGTCTCTCCCAGTACCGGTCTGATGTACTCATTCATAACGACCCAGACTTATCTGTTGGTGCGCCCTCATGTCGTAGTCGGTGACAGAATTATAGAATGTGTACGTCGCGTGGCAATTCTTGCAAACTCCATCGCTGGTACCCACCCGCCCATCATCTGCCGCAGACTGCGCTGTCTCCAGAGTCCAGTGGTGCGCTTTACCTGATACGCAATCGGGCTTGGCCGGTATATCAAACTTCGGCAAGTAAGAACGAGACATGGAATTCCGAATGTCTCCCATGCTCCTTGTGGGATTCCCTCTGTTGCATGGAACCAGGCAGGAATATGACCTGCCTTGATGTCTTGTCTGGTGTCGCCAACGTCAGGTCAGCCGCGCCACCGTTCCAGGTCTCCAGTTGGCTCAGGTCACCACGCACCCTGCCTCCCTCCGTACCGTTCAAGATAATCTGGTTATCAGCCAGATATACCTCAACCGGAAATATCTTGGTGGGGTCTGGATGCAACTGGGACTTCACCCTGATGGAGATTATCTCCGGTGGGGTCGTGCCAGCACTGGTCATCGCCGGACGGGCACGTATCTCCAGCAGATTGCCGGAGGTACCAGGCGGGAACGGGATGGTCTGGAAAGGCGATATGCTCACCGTGTCCCAGCTTACCCAGGTAGGGTCATTGTCCAGGCGGTAGTCGAAAGCCCACTGACGGCCACCGGCCCCCAGGTTCTTGGACTCGACCTCCATCTCAGAGAAGTGCTTGGGCACACGCGGCAGGTTACCATCATATGCTGTGAACACCGCCTCGCAGTCCGTATCATTGGTGTAGCCGTCGGTCTTATCGTCACCAGCATTACCAACCGGTATGAACTTCGGTGTCACGCTGACTCCTGATTCTGTGTACCCAATCCACAGACGGGAGTGGTCGCCCCTGGTGGAGTCGTACCAGAGGGTGGTCTGTGCGTCTGTGACAGTAGCACCAGCACCCACTTCTCCTATCATGTCCCAGCGCAGGTCGGTCTCACCATCTACGTTGACCGTGTGACCGGCCAGGATGTGTATCACCTGGGTAGAGGCATCCTTCAAAGCAACGTACAGGGCTGACGGGCTGGACGCCATCGCCAGTACCACACCGTGGAGGTCAGTGAATGCGTCTGCCGTGAGCCTGAAGCTGATGTCCCTGCCCTGTCCTGACTGGACGTTGTACTCCAGCAGACCGCCCCTTCCCATGGGGAGGTAGACCATCTTGTTCCAAACGTGGATACCCCTGAAGTTACCAGGACTACCCTCACCCCTGAAGTCGATTGTGAGGTTCCTCACAAATAGTCTGCCGCCTTCTTCCAACGGCTCGTAGTACTGTTGCCAGAGACCGTCGGTCTTAGCTATCAGCAGGGTATCGGTATCCTCTTCCACCGCCAGTCCGACGATAGGGGATTCCTTCTGCCCGATGGTGGTAAGGGATGACCACGAGCCAGAGTTGGTGGGGTCAGAACTGGAGCGTATGCCGTGGGGGTAAAGGACGTGTATCTTCTCGCCGCCCTCGTATATCACGGCACCATCACCGTAGGCCCGTATCACCGTCATTGCGGCGGTGGATACAGCAGTGACCAGCATAGCTTCTTGTTCCGCGTCAGCACCCACACCACAGACGATGATATCGCCAGCGGATACGTCACCTGAGATGTCGGCACTCGCTGTGATGGTGGTCGTGCTATTGTTGTGGGCACCGCTGACAGTCTTACCTGTATCCGTTACATTATTACCGCCCCACAGTACATCGTTACCGGCATTGTTCTTGGTAACAGCGAAGTACTTGAAGCGTCCCTCAGATTCAGTCGAGGCTACCCAGGCGGCGGCTGTAGGCTCCTTGTAGATGTACGGCATGGCTATGTCGTCCATGTCAGTACCGTTCCACCAGCCTGGGGCTACCACCCACTTGTCGTAGTTGGTGCCGTTACGGTAGTTGATGTCGTTCTGGGGACGGGTACCCCTGACCCAGTTATCATCGCCGCCACTGTAGGTGAAACCGCCGATGAACGACCATATCTCAGTCTCTTCAAAACCACCAGTCAGACCAGACGATGTATCCCTTGGAGCGGCCACGAAACCAGACGGGATGTACCAGGTGGAATCAGCACTAGGGACAGCGTCCAGGGTGGTGCTGGTCATCTCCCTGGCAGGCCGTAGCGTACCGTAGGGATAGGTCTCAATCTTTTTGGAGGTCGCCAGCTTACCCCGGTCTTCGGGCACCCTGAAGTTCTTACCACCGATGCCTTTAATCCAGGTATCTTGGAACCAGTTAAGGGCAATGGTGGGTGGGTCTTCTGACTGGGTTAGTTCACCCATGGTCAGTTGGCGGGGTGCTATCGGTTGCGCTTCTCTGATGTCGAAAGGACGCCTGCCCCGCTTATCACGGGCATACATGAATCCACGCCGGTGACGTGCGTCGTAATCCTCAAGGACTATATCGTGGGTCACACCCGCTGATGGCATCAGGTACTCCCTACTACGACGCCGCGCCTAGCGACATCGAATATCAAATACCTGCCATCGGTATCCTCTTCTATATGCCAGGAGTTCTTACCCCGGCTGGAACCCAGAGTCCTCATGCGGATACCTATCTGATTGGAAAGACGCGCCACCTCTGACTGGTATATCTGGGCACTCAGGGCATGACCGGATTGCTGTTCGTTATTGCCTCGTGCGGCCAATGTCTGGAACAACACCATCGCCGCATACGAGGTAACCAGGTTCAGTTGTGGCTCCTCAATCTCTGTGGTGCCGGACTCTGTGGTTGGACGTGACAACAAACCCATACCATCTAGCCGAAGGATGCGCCCCCGTGTTGGTGACTCTCCAGGGAGTAATGGGTAGTAGGCACCGTCCACCATGTTCTCATCGTACTGTTGAAGGACGTGCATCGGCCCCCGAAGAATCGAGGACGGCACCGTCATCCGGTGGACTTGTTCGACTGCCGCCCACCCCGTGTCGAAGTACGCCGTTTCTTCGGCTGCGACTTCGCAGATGACTTGGACTTGGGTGGCGTCGGTTGGGACGGCGGCTTCGGCGGTGAGGAGTCGCCAGGAGGAATCTCCGGTGTGGTAATCACCTGTTTCCGTCGAAGTACCCCAGTCAATCTTGAGCCTAGCTTGCGAAGAACCATCTGTCCATACCCTCACTTTGAATGTAGCTGTCTTACCAGCCACTTCATTGATGTTCACATCCAGCGTCTGGGTAAGCTGACCCACCGCGCCGGAGCCTGCCACCACTTTGGCAGAATTGGTACCGTGGTAGACCCTACTGGTCTCCACTGTAACCGTGGGTGAATTGACCTCCGTCCAATTGGCGAAGGTGCCTGCTGTACCGGCTGTCTCGAAGTCGTTATTGAGTAGGATGTTATCTACTATCAAGGTTTCATCACGGATAGGTTTATATAGCGTGGGAAAGACCTCCGCTAACGCACGGGACAACGCGACGTGGAGTAGGTTTGGGTCGTAGCGGTGCATCTCAAAGGTATCCGCTGACGATGTCTGGTTCGCGAAAGCATCTTCCAAGATGACCGTGGGGCCATCGGAGGCGTTCACGATATAACTGGCGCACCGTTTCCGTTCACCTTCATTGGCTCCTGACGTGCCTAGAAAGAACTCACCCTCGAAAGCGGCATCGTCATTGCCGTTAGCAAAATTCCTCAACTGGGTGGATACCAACGAGGTCTTAGCATCATTCCCGTCAGCGGTAGTCGCGAAGGAATGATAGCCACCTATCTTCTCACTCAGTGCTTTTCTCAGGTTAGCGCGTGTCGTCGTAGCCATCAGCCTACATCATCCGTGATTACGATTGGGATATGCCCGTCATTCGGGAAGGTCTGTATCTTACCATTGGCGTAGGTCACCTGGAACTCGCCCTCGTATTCATCAGCGGTGTCGGTGTCACTACCATCCGATGCCCATTCATAGCGTACCCTGCCAATACCTGCATTAACTATCACACCAGTTTCCCTGGTTATTTTCATAGTACCTGCTGGCTTCACCCTCATGGAAAAGACCACACTGGCCCCTGTGACATTGACGGGGGCACCAAAAGCGTCCTTCAGGTCACGGGTTATGAAACTAGCGGTGTCACTTGATTTTATGTAAAAGGTTTCTTCAGGCATCAGACAGGCTCCGTAGATGTTCTACCTACCCCTACGTCAGAGGTGGTGGTACTAGTCGGGTTGGAGACAGGTGAGCCATTTGGTAAGAACACAGGCGTAGATAATTGCATCGTAAAGTCTAGCATCCAGTACCTATGGTCGGGTGGATACACTACCTCTCTTGGCTGCATCACGGCTTCACGCATCAACACACCAGCTTGGAATTGTGCTGGAAATGTAATGGGAAAGGATTCCTCTTGGTCTACAAGGAAGAACATCAGGCTCTATCCATCGCCTGGTGTAGCCTACCCCTAGCCTCTATCTCTTCTATCTTCTTCATAAACGGTTTACATTCCAAACAATGCTCGCCTCCGCAGGTTGGAGCGGTACATAGAGTGCAGTAACCTCGTTGCTTTCCTGAACCTGGCTGGATACGCACGACATACTGGCAGTGACAGCAGCTATAGGTATCTGCTTCTTGGATGTCACCCCATTCCGATTCGTATATCACGTATCCAGGCTTCAATCCCATTACTCCCGCCAGTGGAACGACCCAAAATACATTGTTGTTGCTGACCCATGGCTGGCCTTAATCCCCACACCGTTATTCGCTGCAGCAGGGTAAACCAAGTCCCCGTCCGGTGGTGCCACCCACCGCATCGTGCCGCGATGGTTCAATGCTACGCGGAGCAAGTCGCCTTCACGAAAGTCATCTAAACCCGTCTGGGTATTCTGATATGTCGGCTCACTTGAGTGGTCTTCCGTTGCCACTGATTGCGCCGCTCTATCAGCAGGGTCTAACTTGGTCGGAGTCCTAGCCGTTCCTGTTCCGACAGCAGTGACACGTCCGACCAGGTATAGACTGGTCAGGTCGGCAGGAGACCCGTAGTTCCCGAAGTTAACCTCATACACCCAGCCACGGTTAGGCGTGCTGGCGTTAGAGGTTACCGTAAGAGCCGTATCTGCTGCCGCTAAGTCAGCAATCAGTTGTTGCTCCCCAGATGCAAAATATCTAGCCATTGTTCCTCCTAGTGTGTTGACACCGTATGCACATTATAAACTTACTTGACCGATATTGGCGTATCTACCAGGTTATCAGTTATGACTCTTGCTTTGACCGTATCGTTGAATACTGCTGAGGCTGAGTTAATACCTGTCCCGTCACCGAATTGGTTAGTACTCTCCATCACGATACAGCCAGCATCTATGCCTTCCCACTTCCAGGCACCTACGCTAGCGTCCACATCATCAATGAGAATCTCACCGATAGTGGCATCACCGCCTGTCGTCTTGATGATTACACGGTCAACCGTGGAATCTGCGGCGGTATAGGTTCCAGCCCCTCTGTCGCTATCAATCACTAGCTTGGGTATAGTTGAGTCCACGCTGACGGCGTTTGTGTGACCATCGACGTTACCAGCCAAGGTAAGACATCCTGTGTTGATGCGTGACCAGTCCAGCGTCGGGGCCGCTGAGTTACGTATGGTTATTTGACCTACGCTCACTCTTGCTCCAGTCACACCTTGCACGTACAGCGAATTAGTCAGTCCAGCTTTGCCCAGGTCTAGCCTAGCCAGTTCCAACTTATCCAGTCGTACTCCATTCCCCAGGTTTATCTGGAGCGTCTGCGAGCGCGTTGCTGGGTCGCTTGCATCAGGCGCGAGTCGTTGACCGTTTGTATTGGGTAGCGCATAGACCGCCCCCGCTTCAGGCCACGTCGGTACATCAGATGTGCCGTTAATAACCAGAGCAAAAGAGGTACCGAACCCTCCAGCCACCACCAAGATAGACATAAGTGCGGCACGACCACCTCCAATCCGAAGCATCTTTGGAATCGGTATCCTGACAGCGGTTAACAATTTGAGGTAGGGTAATCCAACCTGCGGCAATCTAGCCGATGGTATTGATATGGTCTTAGGCCCAAGTTTGAATATCATTTTTCCTCCTTGTTAAACCGCCCTGTTATTGCCGCCAACCCAGCCGTGGTTGGAGTTGCAAAGATAGCGTATGCCACCAAGATTATGTCAAGATGAGGAGCAACTGCACTAGGGTTGCTCGTAGTTTTCCAAACAATTATGATGCCTAAAATTACGAAAGCTGCCACGACTGGCCCCAGCATAAGTAGCGTCAGAAATTCTGTGCCTGACAGCGTTGTCGTTGCTTTGATTCTAAGGTTAGCAATCTCCTCTCTGGCTAATGCAAGTTCTTCTCGTATGTCATCTAACTCAGCCACGTATATTCTGTATCCATCCTAGGATTAACCACCAAGGAGATTGGCGCGGGTAGTGGTAGTAACGCAGGAACCGTATGTCGTTAGCCTCACTCACGCTCTAACCTGAGCAACATCTGCGTTCTATCATGTGCCAGGTCACCAGCATCCAGTTCTGCAAGCAACAGGGTTTTAAGCTCCGCCTTCTCAGCGGCAATCTCATCAGCAGTCTTATCTATCATGCCGTCATTTGTGACATTACCATCTTCATCCATTACGAAAGTATCTTCATCAAATTTCTTAGTAGTGGTTACTTCACGCATTAATACTCTGGTACGTGCTTCATCAGTCGGAACTTCAGGAACTACTGCGCGAACAAATGCCGAACCGTTCCAAGTCCCACCTGGCTCTGCTGGTACTCCGCTGCCTGTATCCTCAACCAATTCGATGCCTGCGGGTGGGTTGAATGGACTTACACCGTCATAAACAATCACGTTATCCACTGCGCCAGTTGCTGTAACTACCATTGCATATCTGCCCATTATCCACCTACCACGTATAAATCCGAACTGTCCCGACTCCGCCTGCCCCACCGTTAGACCCATTTTGGCCTGACCCGCCACCACCTCCACCTCCGCCTCCACCTGGGAGGCCACCGGCACCACCTACTCCACCAGAGGCACCTTGATTTCCTGCACCACCACCGCCTCCGTCGCCGCATCCATAGTTGCGGTCAGTTCCAGCAGTTCCTGCATCGCCTTGGCTTGACCCTCCAGCACCGCCACTGCCTTTTGTGTAGGTACTCCATGAACCACCAGCGGTTCCAGCCCCACCGTTTCTGGCTCCCATTCCTCCGCCGCCAGCACCAAATATCGACGAACCACCTACGGTGCTATTGCTCGCGTCAGAAACTCCGCTTCCTCCGCCGCCTCCGCCAAACTCAGCGTTATATGCAGTTGTATTCCCTGGTGAACCTTTAGCACCACGGCCCATTAATGAATCACCCTGCGTTGAGCCTTGTACATCTGGATTGCCACCATCACCTGCGGAGCCTTCAGTGCCTCCATTTGCACCAACTTCTCCAGTACCTCCGCCGCCTCCGCCCCCGCCTGCTTTTGAACCGCTATTGGTTCCAAATCCCCCACCGCCTCCACCATAGGACGTTAGGGTAAAAGTACCTGAAGTAACAGACGAGTTTCCTCCAACAGCACCACCAGTACCGTTACCTACTGATGTAGCACCACTTCCTGCGGCACCAGCGGCACCCACAACAACAGTCAATGATGCTGGGATGGATTGAGCATCGTAGATACCACGCGCTAGCGCGCTACCGCCTCCGCCTCCACCACCAAATGCGCCATCACCACTGTCTCGTTTAGCACCTCCGCCCCCGCCTCCTCCGCCGCCTACACATTCGATGTAGACGCGGGTAGACCCTGCTGGAATCACATAGGTCGTAGAGCCAGCGGCTGTAACTACATGGGCAGTAACAGGAGCGGCAACCAGACCAGACATACCTACTGCGTTTGCATCTACCAGGCCCATATTCTCACCTCGCCTCTGCCACCTGCTCCACCTGCGCCGCCAGCTTTACTTTGACCTGTGCTTCCTACTCCACCAGAACCGCCACCGCCTCCAGGGACACCGCCTGCCCCTCCATCGCCACCTGGCCCTCCACCTGTACCACTGGATGCTCCACCTCCGCCACCATCACCACAACCAAATTCACGGGAAGTGCCTGCTGTGCCAGCTACTTCAAAAGTATCAGCAGCGGCTCCTCCACCGCCTACGGCATAGCTTGCCCAAGCCCCTCCAGCAGTACCATTATCTGCAAGTGTTCCACCAGCACCACCACCACCTGCGCCATATAGCGAACTTCCTCCAGCGGCGGCACCACCACCGCCTCCACCGCCATATTCTGCATTGCCACCAGCGGCACTATTATCGCCACCCTTACCACCACGGCCTGCTAGTGAATCTCCCTCTGTCGAGTCTTGTATAGTAGGGTCACCACCATCACCTTCTGTTGCGCCAGAAGCGTTGGAACCTACGGCTCCAGTACCGCCACCTCCGCCACCACCACCGTAAGTGCCATTGGTGCTTCCTGCCCCAAATCCTCCACCAAATGCTTGCAGTATGATTTTACTGTCATTCGTTACAGTGGAAGTACTCCCTGCTGTACCGTTCCCTCCAGCACCGCCAGAGGCTCCAGCAGAACCAGCATTGCCACCAGCACCCGCAACTATAGTCATAGTGGCTTCTAAGGCATCAGCAGAGAAGCAAGCCCAGGCCATAGCCCCGCCGCCTCCACCGCCTGCGTTCCTAGTTGACCCGCCAGAACCCATGCCACCGCCTCCACCTGCGCCAGCCCCGATACACTCTATCCAGACAACCTTAACGCCGTCTGGTTTAGTCCATGTTGCGCTGGTCGCAGTAAAACGCTGGAAGTCCATGACTGGCCCAACCAGTCCACTAACGCCAGCTTGATTTTTTCTTGTTATGCCGCTCATTAGTAAAACCACATCCTGACTTCGCCTCTAGCCCCATCGCCTCCAGTGTATTCGTCATTAGTATTGACCGCCGCGCCACCACCACCGCCACCACCAGGGATGCCACCATCTCCACCACCACGGTCACGACCTCCTCCGCCTCCGCCGCTGCCACACCCGAACTCCCTGTCTGTTCCGGCATGACCTGGGTTGGCGGCGGCTACCAGGGAACCGCCAGCACCTGATGTAAAACTTCCCCAATCTCCGCCAGGTCTGCCTTGTTTCAAATCCTCACTCGCACCGCCTGAACCGCTACCACCTCCGCCGCCACCACCTGCGCCAAAAAGACTGGAACCACCCTGTTCTTCATCATTGGCGAAATCAGAATAGGCGGCTCCTCCGCCGCCACCTCCTCCGCCACCACCATACTCGGCACACCCGCCATTACCATCACCTGCTGACGAGTCACAGGTTCCTCCGCCTTTGCCACCTCTGCCTCCTAGCGAATGACCATCAGTTCCGCCAGACCATGATGAGCCTTGGATAGTCGGGTTTCCTCCGTTACCACCAGCATCTGTCCCCGCCCCTTGTGCGCTTGCGCCGACGGCTCCTGAGCCGCCAGTTCCACCGCCTCCACCACCTGAGCCGGATGCACCGCCGCTGTTAGAGGCATATCCGCCGCCGCCGCCACCGTATGCGCGGCATATAATTGCACCTGTATCATCATCTTCTACTGAAGAAGTGTTGCCAGCCGTTCCCACTGCTGGCGATGCACCACAAGTACCGCCAGCCGCAGTTGCGCCCACGACGATTGATAAAGTTGAACCCAGGCTATCAGCGTTGAAAGTCGCCCGCGAAAGCGCACCGCCACCGCCGCCTCCGCCTGAACCAGCAGTACTTCTGGCCCCATTCTGGCCGCCTCCGCCGCCTCCCCCACCACCGATAACCTCCATCACGATGATGGTGCAACCGAGTGGCTTGGGCCAATCAGAAATGCTTTCCGTGAAACGCTTGAACGTATAGCCAGTATTACCGTAGCCAGAGCCTCTACCGTTACGGCTGGTTGTTGTTACTAGGCCAGCCATGTTTAAGTCTGCTCTAAGTAGCTGATGTAAACGTCAATGTCTTGGTTTGCTGTTGCAACGAACCCTAACTTCTGGCCTGTAGTCAAAACTATCTTGTCAGAATGAATAAAGGTAGCGTCACGCGGTAGGCTCTGGTTTTTATATATATAAGCGTCGGCACCAGAACCGTTGGTATCTACATACAAGTCAAAAGTAGCATCGTCGTCATCTTCGGTATTACACATACTGATGCTGAGAACAGTCCACGTTTCACCTGACCCAACTGTTTCCTCGTAGTTCGAATCTGTTTTAGCTAAGCCGAATTTATTCTTTAATAGGTCGCCCATGTCAAACTCCTATGAGAGTGCGATTACGAGGCCAAGTCCTGCGCCAGCGGCGGCGGCTACTAATTGCCCATTGGAAGCAGTTAGGTTAGTTCCTGCCATTGCGGTTGCTAGGTCAGCGATGGATGCTTTCTTAGTCGCGTTGTCATCAGAATCAATAAAAGCGATGCTGTCGTTGGCAACCGCAACAGTTCCAGCCGCTACACCATGCAGGTTGATGGTGATAGTGACTGCCGCAGTTTCAGAACCGCTGTTCGCAATCGTAGTCCCACCATTGGTAGCATTAGCTACTGTAGCAACATAGTTGCCAGTGGTATGCGTCCCCAAGGTGATGAGGTTGTTCAGATTGGCCGCGCCAGTGCCGCCGTTGGCTATTGGAAGCTCACCAGTGACACCCGTTGTAAGAGTGACTTGCGCCCATGCTGGGTTGTTGTTAGTGCCTGTGTTGGTGAGAACCCTGGTGGAGTTTGCGTCTTTGCCTAGTCGGGATAGCACAGTCGTGCTGCTGGCATACAGGATGTCACCCTGTGCCTGTGAATCAAAGGCGTGTCCATCAGTCGCAATGAATTCTGCCTGGGTTAACTCTGAGCCTGGGTCTTTGTGCTTGAACTCGTTAGCCATGTGTCCTCTCTATGCTGGTTCTTCTATGCCCCAGACCATACCAGATACCGTGGAGCCAGATGTGACATCCAACTTCAACACACCGTCAGCAGCAGACAGCAAGATGCCGTCACCAAGGTCAGGTGAATCGTGGATGCCAGCGATAGCCAGGAGCGGTGTCTGGGCTATGACGGTGCCGGACGCAGAACTGTCTTGGAACTCGATAGCAGCCGCCGCAGAAGACGACAGACTCCAGCCCAGGAGGCGTATCCTGCTCCCTGACTGCGGTGTCCAGACGGTCTCCTCAGTGCCTGCCGTGATAGCGTTGGCGTCTATCATCTTGAATGTGCTAGCTCTGTAGCCTTGCTTCCTATCTGTCGGCAGTAGAAAGGCTCCGCTACGGAGTAAGCCAGGTCTTGACGACCAGAGCCACGGACGTAAATAAGGACACAGGTCACATCACTGCCGTCATCGGAGATGAGTTGAGCAGTCTTGTTGAAAGTGTGAGGGATGCGCCCAGGATGACCCAAGGTTATCGGACGGCCTAGAGAGGAGGTAGGGGTGACACTGGGTGCCCAGTGGAGACTGTCACCAGAGGGACAGACCACGATAACATCACCAGCGTTCTGAGGGATGGTGGCACCTGCGTCCACCAGGTTTTCTGCGCTAGACCCTAAAGCTAGGGACTCAGCGTGGATTATCTCGTCTTTGGAAGGGATTACTTCGGCCATTTAGGCACCTCATGTAATCGTCCAACCCTTACCCCAGCCTGCTTGACGAAGCCGCTCTGTCTCTTCACTGATGTACTTACGCTGTTCGTCAGGGTCGGAGTGAGGGGGGACGTTGATTGTCGGGATGTTATGGGACTCTAACCAATCTTGGATAGAACCTGGATGGTCTTCATTAGGCCAGTCTCTGGCAGCAAAGATAGACCTGGCCATCTTGGCGATGTGACGTACATCCTCGCCTTTCCTTGCTGCTACCAGGATACCTTCTAGTTCACGGTCTTCGCTTTCAGCTACAGCTTCGACGGCGATACCTGCATCACTCAGGGTGGCCTCCCAATCCTGGTGGGCCTTTGAGCGTTTGTGCATCGTCATCTGGGCAGAGCTTAGGTCGGTCTTACCGCATGGGCAATCAGTACGAGTCACCACGATATTTCTCCTTCGTCACTACAGCCGAATAGAGCCACTTGAGCCACCAGGGAGGCTGCTTGAAATAACCTTCCTTGTGTTCCAGTATCGGCATGGTGTTATTGGTCAGGAAACTTGAAGATTCACCCTCCCATGGAGCTTTCGGGGGAGAGACCTCTTCTAACTGTCCACGCTCAATCAACACCTTATCTACGCGTCTGCGTAATTCGAGCCACTGTTCAGGAGTGTACTCCGTGCCAGCCAGGTAGACATTGCTGCCTTGAAAGGACACGTTGCCGCTACCTATCACCAGGCTGTTCAGGACTAACTTCCCTGACTCGAAAGGGAGTGCGCCTTTAACGGGACGCACTCCTAAGTACCTTTGCTTGACCAATTACACCACCAGCAATACGACAGAGCAACAGAGCATGAGGGGGTCATCCCCACCAGAGCCTTCAGCCGCCTTGTCTACGTCTACCGCAACCACGTTACCAGGTTTGATTATCCCAGTAGCGTCGAAGGCAGCAGATACGTTTGCACGTTTGAGGTCGGCAGAAGCTACGGCCAATGAAGCCGCAGAGATACCGTCCGTCGTGGTCGTGGTGGTCTCGTCGTCCACACCGCTCGATACGTCGATGGTGTAGGTGTCAGAGGTGTCCAAAGTAGTACCAACGCCGCTCCACCACAGGTATTGGATGACGTTCCCCACCGTGTTCTGGGGCACCATGAAGGTGTAACCAGCCGCCTCGTTGGCAGCAGCCAAGAGAACACCGGTGAAGTCGCCATATTGGGAATAAGCCGCTGTGCCGTCAGTCATAGGACTGAGGTTCACGGTTACCTCATAAGGGGCCTTAATCTCAAAGGCCACCCTGGAAGTATCGATACAGAACCCGACCACCTGCATCAGGTTCTCTGCGCCCGTAGGACGGGTGGCAGTGATTTCACCTGCTGTAGTGGACAGATACATCGTATTACCCTGCGTGTAAGGAGCGTCTATATCATTGATGATACCGCTCCGGCAGAGTACGCCTACGTCGCCAGAAGCGTAACTGTTGACAGCCACAGCCTCCGCGTATTTCGTGTTGTCGTCTGCGTCTGCGAGTTCCCAGTCGGTGCCGTCGAAGTAAACCATGTCTCCGGCGGTTACGGCTGTAGAACCGATAGTCGCAGCAAACTTATCAGTTGCTTGCTCAACGTGTGGGTCAGCCATTATTCATTACCTCATCATCAGATTACGGAACTATACTCAACGAGGTTGGTTATTCGTTGTTAGGCAGCGGAGTCGATACCAGCCAAAGCCGCACAGGACTTAGCGGAGTAGACTACCGCGTTCAGGTAGACAGCCATCCGGTAGACATCCTCGTTCTTGTCGAACTTGGTGCCCAAGCGTTGGATGTCTGGGTCGAGAACGGCACCATTGTGGATAACAGTCCAGCCCTGCTTCTCCTGACCTGTCTTGCAGGCATAGATGGTAGTAGCAGTGGAGGAACCCCAGCCACCGGCGTTCTCGTAGGTCTCAGAGTTGGAGATGTAGTCGTTGATGACTACAGGTATGCCATTGTAGAGGGTGTACTGGTGACCGAACATATCAGCCGAAGTCAGAACCACACCAGAGCCAGTCGCCCTGGCAAGGGAGGTCAGCTTACGACGCATGGTCTTGTTCATCATCAGGAAGTCCGGCTTACCGTTCTCCACCAGGTCAATCATGGCGTCCAGGCGGTCAAGGGTAAGTTCGGTCTCTGCTCCAGCGATGGTGGAAGGCTGTGAGCCGTCATCCATCATAAGCATACGAGAGTCACTGATGAGGAGAGAGGTCAGTCCCTCTGGCTCAGTCGAAGTGCTACCAGAGTTACCACTAATCAGCAGGTCTTCCAACTTTCGGGCGACGGACTTAGCCATCTTGGAAAGGAGGACGGCTTCCTGAGACTGCACGTTGTCGGCAGTCTGCATGGCAAACCGGTCTAGAGGGTGCTGGATACCCACGGTGGTGAGAGACACGGTCTTCTTCGTGTATGTCGGTTCGGTGTCAGACCAGACATCTCCTACCTGGTGAGTAGCAGCGGCTCCCAGCGTGTTCTCCCTGTTATAGACCAGAGAGTTTCCACTGAAGCTAGTGAACTGTAGGAAGGGGGCCAACTCAGATGCGGTGATGATGTTATCAAACACACCAGCCGTAACATCGTCATTAGCCAACTTTTGGTATTCAGAAAGTGTTGGCATCTTATTTCCTTATAGGTTACGTCTTCTCAGCCCACGTTCTATGAGGGCTGAACCACGGAGTTCTTCGTTCCCGCCTGCGATAGCCGCACCTGTATCCAGGTCAGCTACGCCTGCTTTCTCCAGGGCTTTCTTGCCAGCGTTCTTTGCTTCATCAGCAAGTTTCTGACGCTCGACTGTCGCCCTGCGGCGTTCTTCTTGGGCAACCATCTTGGCGGCTTCTATCTGGATATTGATGATATCCTCGAAGTCACCTCGCGTAGCTTTAGAGCCTTCTGCCCAAGCTGCCTGCCAATCGCTCTGGAGTTTCTGTGCATCATCCTCACTGATGAGGATATTGTCACTCTCATCCTGAACGGTGGACATGAGGCGGGATTGCTCTTTTTCATAACGGGCGTTCCAGTCTCTGGTCGCCTGTCCTTGAGCTAACTCCTGACTCACCCGCGATATCTGGGTCTGCGCTTCATCAGACATATCCATCTTCCGGTCTTCCATGTACAAGCTGAAGACCTTCTGAAGTGCGCCCACACTATCTCGGATACCAGCCAGTTCCGCGTCCCTGTCCGTATCTCTACGGCGTTGACCGTCTTTGGAGCGCAGGTCATTCTCTAACTTAGCGACCTGAGCCTCCAATACGGTATTTCGCGCTCTGATATCTTCTTCGGTTGTCTCTGGGGTAGTATCTTCAGACACTTCTTCAGGAGTCTCCTGTGGTGCCTGTTCCTCTACCTGCTGCTCTTCGGGTGCCGGTGTTGTCACCATGCGATGCTCCTCATGTATTTAATAGGAGTAATCACTGCGGAAAGTGTAAACCTTTCCGTAAATTCCTGTCAATTTAAGGTGCAATAGTTGCTATCAAATCTTCTAATGCTTGAGGGTCAAGATTCTGAATGTACCCTTGGATATTGCCTAGCCGCATAGTTGAAAGACTCAATGAAGCCAAATCCCACGCTACCAATTCTCTATTCAGAGCTACAGCACCTGGCGTTGTCTCCTCATTGCGTAACCGGTTTCGTTGAGCATCTACCATCTGGTTATACACACTAATGATACCGCCTTCGTTGTTAATAGGATTGGCATCAGGATTGTTTTCTGCAACCTTTCTAGAAGCCTCTGCTATGATGTCACGCCCCTTCTTATCCGCTTTGGGGTCTATATATAAACGCAACAGATTTTTATCACGGTCACTGATGAGCGGGAAATCTAAGATTGCTGTCGCCTGTTGGTCAGGGACGTTGAACCATGGCTCCATGATATCTTTTGCTTCTCTCCACCTCGTCTGAAGTGGATGCTCTTCAGCACGGATATTAGCGAAGACACTATCAACGATATTGTTACCTCGCTCGTCAGTGTATTTATCGTAATCAGCCCGTATCTTATCTTCGTCTGCCTGGTAGCCGTCACTATCAAAACGCCCCAGCGCGTCTACCCTGTCGGGAGAATATAACTTAGTGAATATATCTTCTCTGACCTGGTTATAGACGGCAGTAGTCCGGTCTTCTTCTTTCAATCTATCGAATCTTTCGATGACTTCCACATGGTTTCCCCTATGGCCGTCTACACGAATAGAGTACCTTGTAGTAGCATCTCTCAAAGCGTCTTTTAATTGACCGCTTACTCGCTGCTCACCCGTTGAAGTAACCCCCATCTCTGCTAAAGCATCATCTAATTCAGAATAGAAATTCTCTTTTAACGCATCTCCTTCATCAAGCATCACTTGAACATCGCTACCACGGTCACGCCGCTGTTGTTCTATTGCATCTTTCTTAGTACCGATAGCCACGTTATTATCTATCGCATCCAACGCCCACTTCGGCACATCCTTAGCCTTAAAGAACCACGGGTCAACATGAAGTGCGTCATAGAGGGTATCTAACTCACTGTCAGATAATTCTCTACCAGTGTTATCAGCATCAAAATCACCACTAGCGTACATATCTCTGGCACGGTCTAACCGTAATTCAGTCAATTCTTCATTCAAGGACATCGGCGCACTCTTTAACCCGTGCAGCGTGCCGAAGGTCATCGCTGAAGCCCCGATAGTACGGCCAACGTCCTGTTGTGCTACCGCCTTTACCAGATGGTCAGCGTGTTCTTGCAAGTCATCTCCCACGAATGGAGTGATGTTTTCCAACGCGTGCTTAGTCCCTTGCCCCCAGGTATCTCTTGTCCTCTCGCCCATGAAACTTTCACCAGTGCTAAAGTCCCAGACGTTTCGTGTGACACCTGAAGCCATACTACGCACAGCCTGATGAGGCCCCTGTTGAGTGGATGTAATCATCATACCCAGCAAAGAGTCCCAAGTCCCGAAGAGTGAAACGTCTCTACCGAAAGCATTGAAGCGCATGAAGTTCGGGTTCTTCACCCATTCACCGTCCCGCTTTATGACAGGGTAAAAGTCAGTTTTACGTCCTTGCATCTCGTTGATACCGACAGTCATCATGGTGCCAAATAAAAGCATCCGAAATATCGAACGAGTAGCCGCACGTTGACCGACACTCCCTGGCACGCTTTCCCAGCCGTAAGCACCAAAAGGTTTGGTGGCATACGACACGGCACCGCCTAAGCCACGGCCTAAAGTATTAAGACGGGATTGTAAGAATCGTGGGGCAAATAGGACTAAATCACCTAAGCTACCGCCGAACCGGCCAGGTGCCCAGCCAGATGCATTGTTGACCGTTTGAGCGATATCCTCTAAGTCACCACTGCGGATTAACTCATCCAGGGACTTCTTCTTCAGCATCCCTTCTACTAGGTCGTCTGCCCAGGTTAGTCGGGCATAATCGCCTAACGCACCGAAGGCACGGTTAGCATTTGAAATCAAAGGCAACCGACCCAAGCCACTTAACATCCCTCCACCTAGTTGGAATTCTGTGTCTGCGCCCGTAATCACAAGACCATGACGCGCCCATTGACGCGAGTTCAGCCTGCCACTTTCTTTGGCGGCGTCATCAAAAGTACGGAAGAATGAATCAATCGCACGCTCTCCTCCCAACCTTGTACCAGGTACGCCGAAAGCGTGGTAGGACATCCGTAACGCACCGAGCATACCTCGTGGGTCGTCATAATGCCGAAGTAACATCTGGATAAGGAACCGTGAATTATCCAAGGTGCCTCGTGCGCCGCGATAAAGTTGGTTGAATGCTTCTATCGCAGGTTGCCCGAACAACTTCTTCATACCAGGTTCAGCAATGAACACACGAGCAGCATTAGCCATGGCATCGGGGAAGTAGTAACCTCCTAGCCCAGCGAGAGGGATTATGTCGCCTGTATCCGCTCTTCCGCGTGCTTTACTGACGGCGTTATGCCAACGGTCACTCATATCGTCGATGGCATCATTTAACCCTTGTATCTTTTCTTTATTAGCCACTAATGCAGCATCAGCCTTAGTCTTACGCACCCTGGCTCCAGCGACCCCTCTTTCTGCCGCCGCTGCATCCTTTGCTGCTAGTCGTTCTAAACGACCTTGCTCGATATCGAGCATCTTGTATTCGTGTTTCGCTAAAGCGATTTCTCTATCACGACTATTCAAAGTTCGTAAAGCGCGTCTTTTCTCCACCATCGTGCCGCGAAGCTCTATAGCTTCATCTTTATACAACGCACCTTTCGAGATAAGGTTATCAATCTCTGCATGAAGACTATCGCTTTGAGCAGCAAGGTCATCTATCTTTTGGCGCATATCAGCGATGCGTTCTAATGACCCGAACCATTCTTCCCAGGAACCTGAAGGAGTGCCTATCCTTTGAAGAGCATCAGAGCCAGCCGTTGGGAATTGATGGAACGGTTGCCCTTTAGTAGTATCTGCTATCACATTCGCTAAAGTGCCCTGGTTCCTATATAGGTTGGCATCATCTAAAGCGACTTCCGCATCGGCTATGAGTTTTGCTAACTGTCTATCACCAGGTCGGGCTAACTTCCGTACCCCGCTCAACAATTTTCTGTCAGTCTTAATCGTATTGAGGATTTCACCAAGATGCGTCGCAGCTTCAGCAAAGCTGGTGTGCAACACTCTCATCTCTTCTTTGATTGGGACAATCTCACTCTTTCCTAAGACTGCTTGAAGCCTTGCTCTTTCAGCACGCGCCGCAGCAGCCGCCACACTTTGACCAGAGGCCCGTGCCCGACGCTCTGCGTCTTTCACTAAACGAGCTATCTCAGCATCTATAGGCACCATCTGGTTTAAGATACGGCGGTTCGATTCACGGGCTGTTGAAAGCCGGTTTTTCAGTGCTGTCCACCTAGCCCGTAACGGCTTCGGGATGCGAGTTGTATTGGCGATAGCAAAAGCCTCACCAGTCGCAGGGTTGATAAGGTTCTTCAGATAGTTGCTAAGGTGCATCTCCCAAACAGCCTCACCTACCTGCTGCACATACGAAGTAGTCGTATCTCGTAGATTGTTATATTTGTATCTTTTAACAGTATTCGTGCTGGTATCTAAAACACCAGCCATCGCCTCAGACATCGAACCAAACTCTTCCGGTTTAGTGAAATCAGGTGCGCCTTGGTATTGAGAACTGCCTATATCAATCTTCTGGCGGCTGGGCCTAGCAACCTCAAGAGGGCCGATTCGCATCCTTTCAGGTACGACACGAGCTTCACCTCTAGGTATATAGAACCCCGATATCTTACGGGCATCGGGCGATAAATCGGCAACGATATACCGTGACTCAGGTGGTATGAGATTCGGAGCTATCTCGTCGATAGATGTCATCACATCTGCACGAGTTCCCATCTCCTTCGGGTATCCTGACGCTGTATACGACTCATTCACACGGCCAAAGATAGTGCGTAATTCTTCCATCGCTTCCCGCTGCGTTGGAGTCATAGCGTCCCAGTAGTACGGCAACCTGGCCGCAATATCACTGATGGTAGGCGCATTACCCATCAAAGTGACATCGTAATCCGCAGCCATCTCTAGTAACGCCCTATCTTGAACAGCCCCTGACGTAGGATTGATATCGAAGGCATTATTGGTTAAATCGGAAACATTCCGACCTACAGCCGCTGCTATACTCTTTACATTACGAACACCAACGACCCACGCCTCCATAGCCGGAGTGACATAGTTGTTCTCTGGGGTCATCATCCAAGAGAGCCTTGCAGGCGTTATACCGCGTATGAACTGACCCAGATTGGATTGCTTAAATTCTGACATCAACCTTTGGGTGCCTGACAACCCGCTCTTTAAGACGGGGATTCCAAACAGTTCTTCTGATGAAGCATTGGCACGGACTAAGATTTCTTCAGGGCCTACTATCTCGATACGTCCGTTCCCAACCAATCTGTACTCAAAATCAGGGACATCGAAGAAAGCGCGGTTAGCGTCGATTAGGTTACGTTGTAATTCTGGGGCATTACCCGATAGCACTGGACTGGTGCCCCATCCAACGCCTACTTGCCGCCCCTGTGCCTCAGCAACACCTTGAAATCTCAGAGGCATATGGGACGCCCCTGCGTTCTTTAATCGCACCGCGCCATTACCAACCATGGTCGGCAATTTAACCACTCCACGAACGAACGGGACTCCACCAACCGGCCAAGCTGCTGGGTCTGCGATTACTTTAAGTGGTTCTGTGATATACCAGGGTACGATTTCTTCTTCCGCAGCTTGCCTGATAGCACCTTCTAAACTAGCTGTATAAGGGATGCCTAACGCACGGGCTTCTTCCCTATCGACAGAAGTGCTTCGGAGTTCATCAACACGTCTTTCTAATTCCCACTGAGGCCCTTTACCATAACCACCCTGTATAGGATTGACAGTTTGAGCTATACCACCCATCACATCCGTGACTTGCCCTTGCAATTTTGTGCCGCCATAAAGAAGCGCGTAAACGATAGGGTCTAATACTTCTTTATCATAAGCAACGATAGCTTCAAAAGCATCTAACGGACGAGGCTCTAAACCAGCCGCTTCCCGTTCCGCGTTATATAAGACATCTTCTAGATAATCAGAATCACGGTTCAAACGTGATTCAAACTGACTGACTTCTTTCTCTACACGCTCACGTTCGACGGCTTCTCTTTGTGTCTCTAACATCCCTCCTGCTTCTAATCCAGCCATCACGCTAGGGTCGTATACCCGAACGTCTTGCAGGCTTTGCAAGAACCGTTGTTCGTCACCGGCCATTATCGTAGAGTCCGGTTGTGCCGCAGGTTGCACGCTTGGAGTCGGCACCCCGATAGATGGACTGGGAGGACGCGCACCTTGAGTATCAAAGACATCTATCGTTTCAGTAGGCATTATCGGACTTGCGTCACCGCGTCGCCCAAAGATATCGGCCATCATCGGATTAGGTGCCATAGACGGTGGGTCAGCGGCGAACATAGGGTCGGTCTGCGCGTTGTATTGCAAGCGCAACTTTTGTGTTTTCTTTTCTCCCCCACTAAGGAAAGGAAGGTCGTAAGCCATTACCGTACTCCTCTACGACCAAGAGGCAGCATCCTGCTGGTCGGAAGTCTAGTGCCACGTGGCGTAGCTGTTTGTAGCTCTTGACGGAAATCTGCTGGAGATATGCCTATGTCTCCGTGCATACCATAAAAAGATTCACGCACGGTTGGTGTAAGGTTCTGTAACGCTTGCATGGACGGCAAGGTCAGACCACCTTGCTGGAATAGATAGCCACGCGGAGGTGTGATTGGGCGACCACGCTGTAGCTGCTGTAAGCCTGGTGCTAAATCACCAAAAACGATGCCGCCTGTCTGGTAGGCACGACCTGTCGCCTGTGCTGCTCTGATGTCTTGCTTGGTTGCTTTACCTAGAGGCAAGATGTGGGTGCCTGGGGGCATCATGGCTATCTCAGGGCCATTCTCGCCCACCACAGTCATCTCGCCTGATTGGACGGTGCCGCCACCTGCACGGGGTGTAAGTCCTAATGACCTTTCGAGGTCTGCGAAGGTCATCCCAGCAGGCTGACCAGCGAGACGAGGGCTACTCTTATGTCCCGTTGCCACGGCTGGCGTCATTGTAGGTGCTGAGGTAGAGACTAAGGGTATATTCGTGACAACATCTGGATTATTTGCTTTATGAACCAAAGGCTCATTCACAGCAGCAGTCGAGAATGAAGACGGATTGGACGATACCTGAGTAGAACCAGACCCTCCTAAATTTGATGATAGGACTTCCTTGGCACCTGACCGTAGACTCTCTAGAGTCGCGCCAACGTCGCCAGTTGCCGCTAGCAACTTCTCATTAAATTCTCTAGTTGATTTCTGCTCTGGAGATTCCCAACCAAACTCTCTGGAGAATGTTTCCTCAACGCGTTCTTTGGTTATTGGGTCTAGGTAAGTGTGGAGATTTGTCCTAATCGTACTTGCGCCAAAGTCTTGACCTGCTGGACTACCTGCATGGACGTTTATCTCGTCGGCAGTCTTCTGGCTTAAATCCACCCCGCCAAAGAGGTCGAAGGTAGCCCTGGTTAAATCAGGGTAAGCAGCAAGGCTCTTAGCCCAGTTATCTTCAGGAGTCCCTCTATTAGCTTCAGCCACGGCAACTGGGTCAGCGAACATCCGTAGATTACTGATGACCTGTTCAGCGGTTAACCCGCCGTTGTATATGGACTCTACCTGCGTCATCCCGTACTGCCTTTGTTGTTCGGGCAGGGCAGCTATCAAGTCCTGTAATGTCTTCTTGGTGGATTCAGGCATACTACTGCCCGACGACAGGCCAAGGTCTAGCTTGAACTGGGTCAGTCCAGGGTCTTCCCCTCCGAATAGGGTGGGGTTGTTCTGTTGGAATACCTGCTGGTCTTGCTGGGTCTTTAACGCGATAGCCTCGTTCTTTATCTGTTGGTTCTCTATCTTCAGTTCTTCCAGTCGTGTCTGAAGGGTGTCGGTCAATGGAGACTGCCCTGCCGCTGCGCGTGCGGATAGGGTAGAGGCTTCCTCGTCTGTAGGGGCACGGCCAGCTTGGGTACGGCGTTGGAAATCCTGGTATGCCTCGACTAGGAAATCAGGCTGGGGGCCGACACGCTGGATGGTGCCTTCTGGTGGAGGCTGTACAGGTGTGATGCCACGGGCGATAGAAGAGATGATGCGTTGGTCGGCTGGAGAACGTGCGAACTCAAGGGCTGTATCAAAGGTCTCTTGAGCGGTAGGCCGGTCACGAAAATCCTGAAATGCGAACGCCTTGTCGATATCACCATCTATGAGGGCCTGGGTGATGATGTCGTCCATGGTAGCGGTTGAAAGTTGGCTGACTTGACCACTCCGTTGCTGGAACAGGTTCATGCCGTCTGCGCGTATCAGTTCCGGCTCGAAGCGTGGAGCCAGTTCAGTCCAGCTACCGTCTATCTGTTGCAGGTATTCCCTGCCGGTTGCGTCAACTTTGCGGCCAGGGTCAAACGTGTCCCTTACGAACTGGTACTGGTTCTCTGATGTCTTTATCAAGCTGCCGCCTTGAGAAGGCAGGGCTACGACATCTGATGGGCTAGCTTGGAATGGAGCGTCAGGTTCAGGTTCGTAAGTATACCTACCGTCACCCAGAGGGATGAGACGGCCACCTCCCTGCGCTTCACTGAACTTAATGATATCCCCAGAAGTCGGGGCGGCACGGTCTTTCTCAGACACCACGCTTTGACGGGTGGTATTACCCGCTGCATCGGTCACGGCATAGAACGTCATAAACTTGCCGTTACCCAAGGGTATAGGTTCCTCGTTTATCGGCACTGCGCCTGGGTCAGGGACATTAGCCGCTTTAAAGACGATGTCAGCCTTGGTCTTTGGCTTAGTAGGGTTTGCCATATCAATGGCGTAGGTATTCCCATCTTCAGAGGAAACCGCCAATGAGAACCGTGCATCCGCAGGTTGGTCTACCTTTTTGTCTACATGGGTGAAGTAAAGACCATTCCTGATGATGTCATAGGGGTAGACTATGCCGACGCCTGTCTGGTGGAAACCTTGATATAAGCCCGACGTTTCAGCGGCTTCAGCGGCTTTAGACTGAGATATGAACCAACCTTCAGGTGCTTCTTTTGATTCTTCGCCCCCGCCTCCAAAGATTTCCAACAGTAAGTCGGTTGGTGACATAACCGCCGGATAGATAAGTGCCCCAGCATCCTCGACTTCTTCTTTAGTCGCTACCCGCCAGGTTCCATTTATTTCAATCTGATTGACACCCTGAACTTGCTTATGCCCTTCGCTAGGATTATCTAAATCTATGTGAGGCATCAGGCCATCCCTCCTGTTCCGCTGCCTCTCAGCATCTGGAGGACGGACTCATTGCCGTTCTTCTGAAGGTGTTCTTGTTTCTTGACGGGCGGTAGTTTCTCCCACCACCTTACGGCTTCGGCACGGCTGCTGAAGCGCACGGTACCGTACTGGACGGCATTGGCTTTGTCAGCGTCCTTCTTGAGAGCGTTCTTCTCAGCCACCAACGCTGTGACGATATCGTGGAGTTCGTTATATTTAGCCATACTAACCTGCCATACTCGCGCCTATCTGGCTTGGATTTATGGTATCGGGGGTGAGTCCTTGTCTCATGCCGCCGCCAGGGGCACCGCCGCCCATGGTCTGGTCGAGGGGCATACCGTCTGGGCCTAAGATGGGGGCACCGCCTGCGGCACCTGGTTGTCCTTCCCCGCCGCCTTCGGCCATCGACATGGCCCGTTCCACCAGAGATTCGATACCTTCTTCTCTGGCGACTTCCATAGCGAGGGCCTGGTGAATCATCGGGTTCTTCCTGACCCAGTCCATGAGGAGGCGTTTACGCTCACCAGAGGCGTCCTCCAGGCGTGCGTCAGCGGCCCAGTAGGTCTCCATGGATTTCAGACCAGCAGCGACCTCTTGGAGGCCAAGTTGCCGTTGTTGCAGTTGCAAGACAGGGTCAACCAAATCGAAGCTGATATCCACGGAATAGTCTGATTCTATGTGGGAAGGCCGGATGTTGTGGCCTTTCACCGTCAGGTTCAGGTCGAGTAGGTCTACCAGTTGTAGTATCTGGGAGGACGCTACCGACGCCAGGTGTTCTAATTGTCTAGACACCGCCACGAACTTACGTCCAGCGGCGGTAGAGAGGATGGCCTGCTGGCCCACGGTGGAGACACCTTGCTCTCTCACACCGGCCAGGGCGCGGGAGAAGGTGCCTTCCTCTATGTCACGGGAGAGCCATTCCTCTGTCTGGAACATCCAGCGGGGCAGTTGGGGTATCTCCATGCGCCATACGTCGGAGCGGTCTTGCATCTCGATGATGTCGCCCTGGTCTAGTTGGTCACGGAGTTCGTCTGCGCCCATACGGGTGCCGATGGGGTTGAAGCTGGCGTCCATCAGGGCGTTATGACGGCCACTGACCGCCTGGGCCTGGGCACGGATGTCGGCCATGACGGGGTCGAGGATACCGACAGCGAGGTTGGCTGGGTCAATCCTATCCGAATTGGTAGGTTCCTGGCCGAAGCCAGCGTAGGCGTGGGCATACGGTACGAATCCCCAGGTGTTCTTCTCTGTGAAGAGGAGTTTCTTCATGGTGTGGTATTCGCGTCCGGTGCCTGTCACGTGGCCGGAGACCATCATAGCGTGCCAGCATTCCGTCCAGTATTCATCGACAAGGATGAGTTCAAAGGGTCTATTGTTCCTGACTTCCCAGACATCGGCGGTGCGGCCACGGGCTTTACGGGCCAATGTGAGTTCGTGGAGGTCTTGAGAGAAGCGACGGGCGTGTCTGACAGCGACACGGGGGCGTTTCTCCCACGGGTCTAGCAGGATACGGGCCGGTTGGGGCGAACGGGTGCGGAAGGGCATGGCGGTACGCCGGTAATGGTCGTAGAGCCGTTGTGCGGCACGCCATTCGTCGTCGGGTGTCCCCGGTGCGCGGGTGGGTTCGTCGGCACGCCGTTGCATGACGGAGGAATCTAAGCCTAGTTCGTGGATTGAGTAGCCCAGATGCACCAGGTTCTTGCCTTGTTGCTTCCAGGTGAGTGACGGTTCGAGCAGTGCGGCTTCGTCAAGGATGGCCTTCAGTGCTGCTTCGACCTTGTCGGCGTTCTGTCTCGCACTCTCAGACTGACTAGCGGGGTTACGGTGCGGTGTGGGTTCGGAGGCTAGTTGGTGGTCTACGGCGTTGTCCACCAGTGAGGTGGCACGGGCTGGTTTGAGCCAGCCTGGTCGGGAGTGGGCTTCGGCCCCGTCCCAGACGCTGAAGGTACGGAAGTAATAATCGTCATACTTCTCCCACTTCCGGTGTGCGTTAGTCCAGACCTCCTTCAAATGAGAGCGGTACTGGTCTATCTTCGAGGCTGTCGGTTCTTCCTCGAACCCGTTCATATAAGCCATCTATCATCCCCATCTTGACCAGCCACGGCGTCGGCGTCTTGCGCCGCTCCGTGCCGGTCTACCGTTTTCGCCGCCAGCAGGGCGTGCGTTCTGTCTTAATTGCCAGGCTATGCCTACGGCCATCGGGTAGTCGTCATGGGTACCGGACTGCGCTTCGATGCGCCCCCGTTTGTCGGGGTTCCGTATGACGGTGAAGAACTGAGAGAGTCCATCACCGTTAGGTACCGTGATGGCCCGTGAGTGAACCGCCTCGATAAGGTCTCCCCAGAGGACGTAACGGGAGCCGTTAGTCATACCGGCGGTATCGTAAGTATGCCAACCAGGATGGTCAGAATCGCGGTAGTACAACTTCCTATAACGAAGTTCTTGCGCCATCGCAATAGTAAGTATACCCCAATCGTTATCTTCTATGCCCCATATCGGGGAATCGTACTGGTTCAATAATTCAACAGATGCGACGGCCAGTTCTGACGGGTTTACGACCTGCGAGTAGATATCAGCAGCGATATAGCCGGTGACGGCGTCCAATATGACGGTCACGGCATAGTCATTGCCGGTGCCGTGTGATGTGTCAGTCCCAGCGGAGTACCTTTTTCCCGGTTGGAAGGGTTGGTAGATATTGGCCCGTACACCATTACCCACAGTTAATACCTCAACCGGTTCCTTCACGTCTTGTTTCATGCGGGTGAGGATGGTCTGGTCGAAGGCGGCGAGGGCGCGTGTGGGAGCGAACGCTTCTTCTTCGCTCTCAGGGTGTTCTTTCTGGAAGAGTGCCTGGTCTGGGTATTGGGATTTCCTCTCCGCGTACCATTCGTCAGTACGTGCTGGTCTGGCACGCCACCCGTAGAACAACCTCTTGAACCCGTTGTCGGGTGCCCCCAGGTATAACTTCTGGAAGAGGCTCCCCATCTTGTAGGGGCTGACGGTACTGGTCAGTACCAATTGGCCGTCATTGTCGTCAAGGCCAGGCTTCACGGCGTTATAAGCGGCGTCCAGGTATTCGTGGAAGTCTGCTTCGTCCATCACGACTAGGGTGGGGTTCAACCCACGACCAGCCGCTTCGGTAGACGGGAGGGTGATTACCCTTGAACCCGACTCGAACGTCATCTGTTCCCTGTTGTCGGGCACACCAAGCGGCATCTGAAGCTCAGGCGGTAACGCTTCATACGTCATTCGGGACTTAGATAGGAATTCCCAAGCGTCCCGTTCCCCCTTGGAGAACACCAACGCCAACGCATTAGGCGTGAAGGAAGCGTGCCACAACACATAAGAGGATAACAGCGTAGTCATCCCAATCTGCCGACTCTTCGCCAACACGATACGGGTATCAGTCGCTAAAGCAGCTTCAACCTCCATCAGGTGCGGCCACTCCTCCAACGTCACCATCCCAGTACCAGGTTCCACAATCTTCACAAAAGGCATGAAGCTCCGGTACTCACGCTTCGCCATCTCGAAACGAGCAAACCTACCCGCTTGTTCAATCTCTTGCCGTGTAGCTGTAGTCGCCATCAGAAGTAAATCCCTTCTTCCCGAATCTTCTGCCCATCAGCCATCACCACGAACATAGGCGTGAACTCCCCGACCCAACCCCCTATGATGTTGAACTCGAAATGCTCCATCGCTTCATCAAAACTAAGACCATCAGCCATAAGCATCTCCATAATCTTCTCCCGGTCATATACCGCAACAGGGCCATCATGGAACCGCCACCCTAACCCGATGAACGCTTCATCATACCCATCAACAAACAACATCCCCTCAAAACGCTCATCTTCCCCAAATCGCTCAACTAACGTAGTCATAAGCAAATACTAACACGAACCTGAAGCTCATATGAAACCTGAAGCTGCTTCAGGTACCCACTACCAAGACCCTAGTTACTAGTTACTGTAGGCACAACCTGAAGCAAACCTGAAGACCTGAAGCAACTTCAGGTGCTACTTCAGAAAATATGAACCGTGAAATTTCAGAAAGACGATACAGAAACCAGAAACAGCTAGGCACGAAAAAACAACTAGAAACGAGAGCAGATGGGGCTGAGAGTCCTACTACACCACCAGTACCCGCCCCCCTGATGGTACCACCGGATGCCCCCCGTCAACATTTCCAAGCTACTAGCACCCACCCCTTGCTGTCGGCCAAGTCGGCCAGGCCTCGCCGCCACTGGCCAAATCCTAGCGGCTACCGGCCACCAGACCACAAGCCGATACCGCCAGAAAATAGGCCGTGGCTAGGGCCTAGTCGCCTGGTATCTGTGCCGCTATCGTCACAGACCAATTTAGGCGTGGGAAAAACTCGTGAAAATTCGTTTGCTAGGCACGAGCTAGGCGTGGCGAGTAGGCTATTCAATGTCTAAAATGCTTGCAAGGGGTATTGCATTTCTAGTTTTTATATGGTTTAATAGCTCACATAGTCTCAAATTTACTTGTTGGAGCAAACATATACGAACCAGTCAACGCCTCGCCAGATTCGCCGCAATAGACCGTCACTTTTCGGTCTACATCACAGAATCGGCACAAGGCACAGACTACAGAAACAACACGAGAGCTAGTCTTACATACACTCGATGGGCTAGAGCCTCTACGCTCTAGCAGATATCATCAGGCTGGATATAGCCGGAGTTGGACTCTCTAGATTACGTCTAGAACCTGAGTCTACAAAAAGCCGATTAAATACTGATTCTGGGTACTAGTTACTAGTACCCAGAGGCGGCTATTTAATAGCTGAAAAATCTTATACAACTTTTTAGGAGTACACCATGTTTTGGACAGTATCATTCAGGAACAACCTACCCGTACAGATTGTGGAAGATTACAAGACTCAAGAATTGAGGTTTAATCAGACGCTCGAATTACCCTATAGCCAACACGAGGCAGACTGCGAGAATCAGATGGGCGTGATTAATCGCTGGCTTGAGCGTAAGAACGTGGCAAAGGCTGGCTTTAATTCCAAGGCGGCTAATACTTGGAACCGTCACGGGCAACGAACGAAGAAATCAGACGCTCTGCGCCGGATGTACGTGGCAGACTACCGTGAGGCTCAAATGTGCTACGAATACAATCTGCGCGAGCTTGACCACCTAATCAGGCACAATTCTATCCTAGGCGCAGAGCGGATACATTTCATTCATGACCGTGAGCCTATCGGAAAATGTGAGACGTGCGACAAAATCGACGCCGCGAACGTTAAACACTATTTCTAATCTACTGATACAGCCTCTGAGAATCTCAGAGGCTGTGGCGGCTAGATTAGCCGATAATTTAATTTGGAGTGTCCACCATGACAAAGCTTTACAGCACAAGCACGAAAATCGAAAAATCTAATAAATCCGACTATGGCTATTACACTCTGGCGCAGTACCTGTCACCGGCTAGTGAGTCAGGCTGGCAGATGTGCCCATTCCGGTCACCAGCCTGTGAAGAGGCATGCCTTGGTCACTCTTCCGGTCTGATGATTACCAGCACGTCCAAAGCGGCCAGAATCAAGCGCACAACGCTATTTATGACAGACCGTCAAGGTTACGCCACACAGGCAATCAAGGAATTGGCCGCGCTTGAGCGTAAAGCCATCAAAGCCGGAGTATTGCCAGCGGCACGCCCTAACGCAGATTCCGACGTCACCTGGGAAAATATCCGATTCGACGGCCAGACGATTATGGAATTGTTCCCAGATATCCAGTTTTACGACTATACGAAATGGCCGTCAAAGTTCCGACCAGCTAGCCGCCTACCGGCTAACTATCATCTGACTTTTAGCCGGTCAGAAAATACCACGCTTGAAGATATCCAGGCAGAGTTTGACGCTGGCCGGAATGTGGCCGTCGTGTTTGACGAAGTACCGACAGAATGGCAAGGCTGGCCAGTGATAGACGGAGACGCCGACGATTTGCGACACCTTGACCCAGTCGGCGTAATCGTAGGTCTCAAGGCTAAAGGCGCGGCGAAAAAAGACTTAAAGGGATTCGTGGTTCGACTAGTGACCAAAATAATCGACGGTCAGATAGTCAAAATCTAACCTGATTCACTGATTCAGAGGCTCAGATTCTGAGCCTCTGGCGCGGCTGAATCAGCCGGAATTTGCACACTTGGAGAATCACCATGAACGATTGGCTAGATATCATCTACGGCGGCGGCACCATGCCACGGCTACCACAGCCAGACACGAGCGAGGATTAACCATGGGTTGGAACACATTGGCAAATAAACAATACAACTGCAACCACACGAACATCGTCACAGGCACGATTGCAGAGCCTGGCCGGAACATATCACGCGAGGAATGCACCAAATGCCAGGCGTCACGCCCAATCATCACGATTACAGCCGACGCTGAAACCTTGGAGCAGGCACGAGTCTGGGTGTCTGAGTGTGTCTGGGGAGACCTTGAACCAGAGGACACCGCCAGCCTATCAGACGCACAGATTCACACAGGCATCAACCGACACTACGCCGGAGGCTGGGCGCAGTTCGTCAAGGACGGCGAATAATGGAGACTATCAGCATTCAACAGCCATGGGCCTGGTTGATACTCAATCACGGCAAAGACGTGGAGAACCGTTCCCGGTGG